ATACGGCGACGTATACTTTCAAAGAACATTAGAGGATTGGGCAAAGTTTAATATTAATAATAGAACAAAACATGATGCATCGATAAGTTCAGGCTTAGCATTAATGGCATGTAACAAACATAGATACACGCCAGGTCCTAAAAGAGAAAGACCGTTACCGGTTGATTTAGGAATTAAAAAGTACGACAACAAAGGTTCAATATCAAAAATAATAAGTTAAATGAGTATATATACTAACACAAACAGCGCTTTTCCTAGTCAAGTAGTAAGTGACGCAGAAAAAGCAAGTTTGGAATATGGTACGCAAGTTGGGCAGGCTATTGAATACGAATGGTTTGGTCAAGGTCGAACTAACGGTAATAGATATTTAACTAGTTGGAATCAATTTCACCAATTAAGATTATATGCTCGAGGAGAGCAATCAATACAAAAGTATAAAGACGAACTGTCAATTAATGGCGATTTATCTTATTTAAACTTAGACTGGAAACCTGTACCTATATTATCTAAATTTGTAGATATAGTAGTTAATGGAATTTCGGCTAAGTCTTACGATATAAAAGCGTACGCGCAAGACCCTTACTCAATAAAGAAAAGAACAAATTACGCTTCTACTCTTTATGAAGATATGGTAGCTAAAGAATATTTAGACAGTTTAAAAGAAACTTTAGGAATTGATTTATATCAAACACCTAATATAGATACGATACCAGAGTCTAAAGAAGAGCTTGAGCTTCATATGCAATTAAGCTATAAGCAGTCAATTGAAATAGCAGAAGAAGAAGCTATATCATCTGTGCTTGCTCAAAATAAATATGATCTTACTAGAAGAAGATTAAATATGGATTTAACTGTGTTAGGTATTGCTGTTGCTAAAACAGGCTTTAATACAGCAGAAGGCGTAACGGTTGATTACGTAGATCCGGCATATGTTGTTTACTCTTACACAGAGGATCCTAATTTTGACGATATTTACTATGTAGGTGAAGTAAAGTCTATAACAATACCTGAGCTTAAAAAAGAGTTCCCTAATATATCTGAAGAAGAACTTGCTAGAATTCAAAAAATGCCAGGTAATAGCCAATATGTAACAGGCTGGGGAAACTATGATAAAAATACTGTACAAGTTTTATATTTTGATTATAAAACATACCACAATCAAGTATTTAAAATAAAGCAAACAGAACAAGGATTAATGAAGGCTTTAGAAAAGCCAGACACATTTAATCCGCCTGCTAATGATAATTTTGAAAGAGTATCAAGGTCTATTGAAGTACTATATAGCGGAGCTAAAGTATTAGGAAATAATGATATGCTTAAATGGGAGTTGGCAGAAAATATGTCAAGACCTGTAGCAGATACAACTAAGGTTGAAATGAATTATGCTATATGTGCGCCTAGAATGTATAAAGGAAGAATTGAATCTATTGTAAGCAAATGTATTGGTTTTGCTGATATGATTCAATTAACTCATTTAAAGCTACAGCAAGTTTTATCTCGTATGGTTCCAGATGGTGTGTACTTGGATATGGACGGACTTGCAGAGGTTGACTTAGGTAATGGCACAAATTACAACCCTGCGGAAGCACTTAATATGTATTTCCAAACAGGTTCTATTGTGGGTAGATCACTTACGCAAGATGGCGATATGAATGCCGGTAAAGTACCAATTCAAGAACTTAACAGTTCAAGCGGTCAAGCTAAAATAGGAGCGCTTATACAAACGTATCAATATTATTTACAAATGATACGTGACGTGACGGGGCTAAATGAAGCGAGAGATGGAACTGCAATGGATAAGAACTCACTTGTAGGATTGCAAAAGATGGCTGCTAACGCGTCTAATGTTGCCACTAGACATATTAATCAGTCTAGCCTTTATTTAACGCTTAAACTAGCCGAAAACATTGCTCTTAAAATAGCAGATGCTTTAGAATTTCCACTTACAAGAAGCGCATTACAAAACTCTATATCAACGTTTAATATAAAAACGTTAGATGAAGTTGTTAATTTAAACTTGCATGACTTTGGTATATTTTTAGAGCTGGAGCCAGACGATGAAGAGCTAGCACAGCTTGAAGCAAATATACAGGTTTCACTACAACAAGGCAGTTTAAACTTAGAGGACGCTATAGATTTAAGGCAAATTAAAAATCTTAAATTAGCAAATCAATTGCTTAAGGTAAAAAGAAAAACTAAAGCCAAACAGGATCAAGCTAATCAACAAGCTAATATTGCGGCACAAGGGCAAGCACAAGCGGACACTGCTGAAAAAACAGCAATGGCTGAAGTACAAAAGCAGGAAGCTATAATGGGTGCTAACGTGCAGTTTGAGCAATCAAAAAATCAAATGGAAATACAACGCATGGAAATAGCAGCGCAGTTAGAAGCACAAAAAATGCAAACAAAGTTTCAATACGACATGCAACTCAAGCAATTAGATGTTCAAACAATCCAACAAAAAGAAGGAGCAATTGAAGATCGTAAAGATAATCGTAGCAAAATGGAAGCTACGCAACAAAGCGAATTGATAAGCCAAAGAAAAAACGATGGCTTACCAATAGACTTTGAAAATCAGCCTGATCAAGGCATGCAAGCTTTCATATAGAAAGTAACAACTATTTAATTATATTATATTATGTCAGAAGTAAAAACAAATGAACCTGTTAAACAGGAAGGTGAGTTTAAAATTAAAAAGAAAACTCCAAAAAAATTAACAACAAAAAATGATGAGCCAATTAAAGTAAGCATTAAAGAGCCTTTAGTTGAAGTTCCGTCGGATGTTACAAAAGTAATAATACCTAAACAAGAAGAAGATGCCATTCAAATCGGAGAAACAGAGAAGGTATCTGTGGAAGAATCATCCGGAGATAGCGCAAAGATGGGAGAACCTGTACAAGAGTCCAACGAGGATGTTGAAGGGTTTTCTCCAATCAAAGAAGTCGAAGTAACAAAAGTAGAGGCTGAAGTTAAAGAGGCTTTAAGAGATGAAAAAGTATTAGGCAAACAGTTGCCAGAAAATATTGAAAAGCTAGTTTCGTTTATGGAAGAAACAGGTGGGACAATAGAGGACTATACTAGACTTAATGCTGACTATTCTAAAGTAGATGACGTTACATTATTAAAGGAGTATTATAAAAAAGAAAAGCCTTATTTAGAAGGTGAAGATATAGATCTCATTTTAGAGGACTTTGTTTATGACGAAGACGTAGATGAAGAAAAAGATATGCGCAAAAAGAAAATTGCGTTTAAAGAAGAAGTTGCAAAAGCCAAAAACTATTTGGAAGAAACTAAGAGTAAGTATTACGACGAGATCAAGTTGAGACCGGGCGCTACTCAAGAACAACAAAAAGCTATGGACTTTTTTAACCGATATAACAAGCAGCAAGAAACAGCTGAGCAACAACATGCACAATTTCAAGAAAGTACTAAAAATCTTTTTGACAATAATTTCGAAGGTTTCGATATTAAAGTTGGAGAAAAAAACTATAAGTACAATATTCAAAATCGTGATAAAGTTGCAGAAAACCAATCAAATATTAACAACCTTGTCGGGAAGTTCCTTGACACAGAAGGCAATGTTACAGATACGAAAGGTTATCACAAAGCTATGTATGCCGCTGAAAATGTAGATAAGATTGCCGCTCACTTTTATGAGCAAGGAAAAGCAGATGCTGTAAAAGACGTAGTAAACAGTTCAAAAAACTTAAGTGGCACTAAAGCTAGATCCACTCAAGGAGATGTGTTTTTAAACGGATTTAAAGTTAAAGCAATTTCAGGTACTGATTCTGCAAAACTAAGAATTAAAACAAAAAAATTTAACTAAAAAAACAAACAATTATGAGTTTAACTCCTCAATTTGGTAGTTTAATACCTTCGCAAACTCAACAGACATTAGCGAATAACTACCTACAATTTAACACTGGCACTGGCAATGATTTTGCACAACAGTATTTGCCAGAGGTATACGAACAAGAAGTAGAGCGTTATGGAAACAGAACGTTATCTGGCTTTTTAAGAATGGTTGGCGCTGAAATGCCAATGACATCTGATCAAGTAATTTGGTCTGAACAAAATAGATTGCACATTTCTTATGACAACGTTACAGTTGTTGCGGGAGGTGGTAATAGTTTTAACACTATTAATTTACCAGCTACTGTAGATAATGTAATTTCACCTAACGATACTATTGTTGTTTTAGATCCTGCTACAGGCGCTGAGGCTAAAGCATTAGTAACATCTTCTACATTAGGATCTCCTGGTTCTATTATAGTGCAGCCTTTTAATAATAAAAAATTAGATACAGCTGGAGGAAACGGGATTTCTGTGGGTGCAGGAATTAAAATATTTGTATATGGATCTGCTTATACAAAAGGAGTAGCTGTAGATTCAATTGCTGCTGGAGCAGGGCCTCACACAACAGGTTACGCAACAGTGCAACCACAATTTACACAGTATTCTAATTCACCAATCATATTAAGAAGCCAATACGTAATTAATGGTTCTGATATGGCACAAATTGGATGGGTAGAAGTTGCGACTGAAGATGGAACATCTGGATACTTATGGTATTTAAAAGCTGAATCTGAAACAAGATTACGTTTTGAAGATTACTTAGAAATGTCTATGGTAGAAAGTGAATTTAGCCAAATAGGTGGACCAGCAGGAATAGGTGCGCTACCTGGATCTGAAGGATTATTTGCTGCTATTCAATCTCGTGGAAATGTAGAAGTAGGATTTACTGCTGCTGCTGGACTTGATGAGTTCGATGCAATTCTTAAAAACTTAGATACTCAAGGAGCAATTGAAGAGAACATGCTTTTCTTAAATCGCCAAACTGCTTTAGATTTTGATGATATGCTGGCTAGCATTTCTGGCGGATTCGCTGGAGGAACTGCTTTTGGTTTATTTGAAAATTCAGAAGAAATGGCTTTAAATCTTGGATTCTCAGGGTTTAGAAGAGGATCTTATGATTTTTACAAAACTGATTGGAAATACTTAAACGACGCTTCTACACGTGGCGCTGTTGTAGGTATAAGCTCAATTGAAGGTGTATTAGTGCCGGCTGGAACTTCTACAGTATATGATCAAGTATTAGGAACTAACATCAGAAGACCTTTCTTACACGTAAGATATAGAGCTTCACAAAATGATGATAGAAGAATGAAGTCTTGGTTAACTGGTTCTGCTGGAGGCGCTGCTACTTCGACTCTTGATGCTATGGAAGTAAACTTCCTATCTGAAAGATGTTTAGTAACTCAAGCTGCTAACAACTTTGTATTATTCAAAGGAATCTAATTGATTCAACATTAATGTAATTCTTACCCTCGTTGAACTGACGGGGGTAATTATTACTTTTATAACTATTTAATTTTATTATATTATGGCTAAACAAGCTAAAGCAAAACAAGTTGAGGTTGCGCCTCAAGAAGAAGTGGTAACAAAGGTTGCTGCTCCAGTAAAACCTACAAAACCAACGTGGGAAATTAAAGATAGAATGTATTTTTTAATGGGTTCAAAAAGCCCACTTACACTAACAATACCAGGTAAGCACACTAGAAAACACGCTCTTTTATATTTTGATGAAAAAACTGGAAAACAAAGAGAATTAAGATATGCTACAAATCAAGACTCACCTTTAGTTGATGAACAAAAAGGAGAAGTAACTATGGGGCATATAAGATTTTCAGATGGTATTTTAAATGTTGATAAAACACAGCAGAATTTGCAAAAATTATTATCATTATATCATCCTTTAAAAAATAAAATATATCAAGAATACAGTGCAATTGAAAATGCTGAAGATGAATTGGATGTTTTAGATTTACAAATTGACGCTTTAAATGCAGCAAGAGCTATGGATATAGATCATGCTGAAGCAATAATGAGAGTAGAAAAAGGATCTGCCGTAAACACAATGAGCTCTAAAGAAATTAAAAGAGACTTAATGCTGTTTGCAAGAAATGAACCTGCACTATTTATAAATTTAGCTAATGATGAAAATGTTCAGCTTAGAAACTTTGCAATTAGAGCATCTGAATTAAGTATAATTATGCTATCGCAAGATCAAAGAACCTTTACTTGGGGATCAACCGGTAGAAAACTAATGAATGTTCCTTTTGATGAAAACCCTTACTCAGCGTTTGCGGCTTTCTTAAAAACAGACGAAGGTGTGGAAATCTATAAATCTATAGATAAAAAACTATAAAAACAAGTAATACTATATATAGGCGGTTTCGGCCGCCTTTTTAGTATATAAAAATAAACAAATGGCAGTAAGCGTAAATACAGTATATCAAACAGTCTTGTATATTATAAACAAAGAGCAAAGAGGTTATATAACGCCTGCTGAATTTAATAGTTTAGCCGCTCAGGTACAAGACGAAATATTTCAATCTTACTTTCCAGACGGTAATCAATTAAACCGTCAAAACCAAAAAAACATACAGAACGATACAGAGTTCTTTAACATGTTTAAAGATACCTCGTACAAATTGTTTCCATTTGAAAGGCAAGTAACTTTTCTTTATAACACAACAAACAAAGGTTGGGCTTTTAACGGAGGAGGTACAATATATAAATTAGGCGAAATACTATCTACATACACAGGCAATCCCACTTATGATTCTATAACAGAATTAGCCAGCCAATCTGATTTTAGCAAAATTACTAGATCTAAACTTACAGCACCATCTGCGCAATATCCTTTAGCAGTTACAACTCAAACTACAACTGTAATAGCTCCTTCTACAACTCAACAGTTATTAGTAAAGGTTAGCCCAAATCCAGATATTTTAACTATAAATTGTTTATTTACACCTACACCTCCTTTATGGTCTTTTACAGTAGGAACGTTAGGTCAGTATTTGTTTAATAACACAGCTGGCGCGTTTGTTGATTTTGAATTAGATATATCAGAACAAACAAACATAATTACAAATATATTAAAATATTGCGGTATTATAATAAATGATCCTACAATAATACAAGTAGCTTCTCAAGAAGCGCAACAAACGTCAATTAACGAAAAATCATAGTAACAAATGGGTTTAATAACTGAAACAAATCAACAATACTACCAAGGAGCCCAAGGATTTTTATCTGCTACTGGCGCTGTTAATGAGAAATTTACAACCACATTTGATACAAATTTAATATTTGGAGATTGGAATCCTGCTAACGCAAACTACGCTTTGAATAATTTTAAGCTGTATACAAGCGCTAATGGTTTTCCTGGAACTTATACAGAATATTTACTTGCTTATTCTGTTGCAAATAATGTTATAAATGTTAATGCCGCTTTAACAGCTGGAACATTTGTTACAGTTCAATTAAAAACATTAGACGGAGGACAATACGGCCAAGGACAAACTCAAAAAGCGTTTGGAGAAACAGTTGAAGATAATTACGGAAGTTACGAATACATTAAATTAAACGACGCAATAGACAATTTCATGGTTGGCTATGTTGGCGATGGAAAGTTAATACAAAATGCTAAAAAATCTGATGTGTTATTTTTCGCTAAAAGATCATTGCAGGAATTTAGCTATGATACATTGAAAAGTATTCACTCGCAAGAATTAAGTATACCTGAAAGCTTAAGTGTTATTTTACCTCAAGACTACGTAAATTACGTTAGAGTATCTTGGATAGATCAATTAGGAATAAAAAGAATTATATATCCAGCAAATAACTTAACGATAGCACCTTTTGCAACACCTATACAAGATCAAGCAGGTACGCCAACGCAAGACAACTTTGGGGAAAACATTGAGGGGACTTCTATTACAACAGAAAGATGGAAGTCAGCTAACGACAATTTAATAAATGGTCAACAAGGTAATAATGTAAATGAGATTTTAGATTTTCAAAACTCTTATAACTTTAATAATAATTTTAATTGGGGAAGACAATACGGGCTTGATCCTCAAACCACTCAAAGAAATGGGTGGTTTAATATGAATGAGCGCGATGGTAAAATGTCTTTTTCTAGTAATTTAATTGGAAAGCTTATTGTTTTAGAATATATTTCTGACGGCTTAGCTTATGACTCTGACACTAAAGTACCTAAGTTAGCAGAAGACGCTTTATATGCGTCTATATTGCATTCTATAATATCTACAAGATCTGGCCAGCAAGAGTATTTGGTTCAAAGATTACAAAAAGATAGAAGAGCTAAACTTAGAAATGCTAAAATAAGATTATCAAATATTAAACTTGATGAAATTGTTCAAGTTATGAGAGGTAAATCTAAATGGATTAAACACTAAAATTAAATGGCTAAAGTTCAAAATACTTTTTTAAAGTCCAAAATGAATCAAGATTTGGATGCTCGTATATTACCAAACGGTGAATACAGGGAAGCTACTAATATACAAATTAGTAGATCTGAAAACTCTAATGTTGGTTCGCTTGAAAATGTTTTAGGTAATAAAAGCGTATTAAATTTTCAAACTTTAACAGGAGTTGCAAACCTTAAGTGTATAGGCTATTTATCGGACGAAGTTAATAATACTGTTTATTTATTTTTAACAAACAATTCAAAACAACAATATTCCCCCGGTACCGGGCATTTTATAATATCGTATAACCCGCTAACAAATGCTCAGGCTATTTTAGTGCAAGGCGCTTTTCTTAATTTTTCACAAGCAAATGAAATATACGGTGTTAATATATTAGAAGGCTTATTATTTTGGAGTGATAACAGGAATCAACCCAGAAAAATAGACGTTACATTAGCCGCTCCAGGATACTATACTACGGAAGATCAAATATCTGTAGCAAAATACAACCCTTACCAGTGTATAGAACTTTATCAGTTTAGCACTCTAGCGTCATCGGCTAATGTTCCTTACGAAACTACTATGAAAGACGTTACTAGTATAACGCTGCCGAATGGAGGTATTGGAAAAGCTACAGGATATAAAGCTGCTTCAAGCACTATAGTATTAGATGCTAATTCCGTTAAAGGAGATATAGTACAAGGAGATCCTTACGACAGTGCCGTTGCGGTAGGTTATGTTTCATCTGATAATGGCCCTGTAACTATTATAGCAGGAGCTTTAGTGAAATCTTCAGGAACTTCATACAATACAACAAATGAGCAATGGACTGTTGAATTAACAACCGGCACTTTCCCTGAAATTCCAGCAGGTAGAACTTTTGAAATTGTATTTAATCCTAACCCTTACTATAATTCGACTTTTCCAGGAGATCCTGATTACTTAGAAGATAAATTTGTTAGGTTTAGTTATAGGTTTAAATTTGAAAATAATGAATATTCTATATTTGCACCTTTTACTCAAAGCGCATTTATACCAAAGCAAGATGGATATTTCATGTACCTAGACGAGCTTGGCTTACCTAAAGTAGATGATCAAACAAATACATATAGAAGTACGGTAGCCTCTTTTGTAGAAAACAAAGTGGACGAAATTACATTAAGATTACCTTTGCCTTTTAACAATTATGAGCTTTCTAACAAATTAAAAATAACCGAAGTAGATATACTATATAGAGAGTCTGATGGCTTATCTGTAAAGGTAATAGACACCATAGACATAAGCACTATAACATCAGCCGCTGGTATTTGTAGAGTAAACGGCGCGGTTACAAATTCAAGTACTGTAGTCGTTAATAATATAACAGGAGGAATAAATCCTGGAGATACCGTATCAGGAGCTGGTTTAAATGATGCTGCTCTTACTACTTTTCCAGCCACAGTAGTTTCTTTTAATGCAGAAACTAATACTATTACTCTTAGTGAAAATGTAACATTACAAAACAATGTTACGTTAACAATAAACGACCCTGAATATTTTGTTTATACATATCAATCAACTAAACCATTTAAAACTTTACCTGAATTTCAAACAACTAGGGTTTACGATAAAACGCCTGTTAGAGCATTAGCACAGGAAATTGCCGGCAATAGGGTTATATATGGTAATTATCAAGACAAACATTCTCCACCGTCATCAATTGATTATAATGTAGCCTGTACGCCTAAATTTGAATTTAGCGTAAATCAAATAAGTACTACATCACCTCAAACCTTTACAAATACAAGTACTATAATTTTAGATGTAACAAATGCTAAAGATAGAAGCAATATTGTAGCGGGGATGATATTTACATCAGATAGTTTAGGTTCAATAATACCTGATAATACTTTTGTAGCTACAGTAGTTTTGGGGCCCGCAGGAAATCAAGTAACAGTAACATTAACAAACAATGTAACTGTTTCTACAAATGATATAATAATATTATTTCCAGGCTCTGATACTCAAAATTCAACGTCTAGAATAGAATACCCAAATCATTCTGTTAAAACAAATAGGAATTATCAAATTGGCTTTGTATTATCTGACAGGTACGGGAGACAATCAGGAGTTATACTTTCGAATAACACTGATGAACTTACTGTAAATGGTATATCATATGCAGGATCCACATTGTATTCTCCGTATATAGATGAAAGTATTGATCCGGACAGCTGGCCAGGAAATTCTTTAAAAATATTAGTAAATAATCCTATAACGGGTGGAGACACCGGTTTATACAACGGCGACATTACTAGTTTAGATTACAATCCCACGGGTTGGTACTCGTATAAAGTAGTTGTGAAACAAACTGAGCAAGATTACTACAATGTATACTTGCCAGGTATTATGGCAGCTTACCCGGACGACGTTACATTGGAGCTGGGTGACACCTCACATGCTGTACTTATAAACGATAACATAAATAAAGTGCCTAGAGATTTAAACGAGGTAGGGCCTCAGCAAAGGCAATTTAGAAGTTCAGTGCGATTATTTGGTAGAGTTGAAAACACAGGCGCAACTTTTCAATCGCCAGATGTGGGTGATGCAAATACTCAATATTATCCGGGTAGAAGTTCAGATACTGTTTCTACTATATCTACAGTTAATGATCTTTTTGAATACAATCCAATAAGCCCAAGTCAACCTAATTATTTTCCTCAATTTTACAACTTAAACTCAAATCCTTTAATTGCTAGGATAAGCACTAGCTCTAAAATAGGGCAAATATCTACTACAAATTTTACGCCTGGAAGTGCTGTTATAGTTTCAGATGTAGAAAATAACTTTTTAGTTCCTATAACAAGCATAAAAGGTACTATTGCTGCTAATTATTTAGTTTCCGGGATTGATATTCCCGATGAGGTTTTTGTAAACACGTATACAGCTGGGCTTGGAAATGGAGGAGCTGCTATTGCAACGGGCGATGCAGGAGCCGGATCATTAAATCTTTACGAAATTGCAATATCCGTGTTAGAGGGTAGTGTGGTTGTAGGCTCTACGGTAACAGGTACTAATGTGCCAGAAGGATCAAAAGTTGTTGCTTATAATTCTACTACTAATGTATTAGAAGTAGGCCCTCTTACTATAGCAACCGTTACTCAAGGCACTAGATTAACATTTGCTTCGGTGCCTGGACAATTAACATTAAAAGATAAAGCCGGGGCTGCTTTTAGAATTTCTTCTAAAGCTGAAACTGTTTTACAATTTAACGAAACAAGCGCATCTCCAAATTGGGATGTGTTAG